TGGGGACTGGAGTCCAGATAGCATGGACCTCAGGCTTGCAGTTTGGTGCCATGATAGTAAACAGTGCACGTTTAGTTTGGACATCAGGGTTGCAGTTGAATATTACTTTGATGAATAAAGCCCGTTTGGTTTGGATGGCGGGACTGCGGCTTGGTGCAGCAATAGCAAACAAGGCTCGTTCTGTTTGGGTGTCTGAACTGCGGCTTGGTGCCATGCTAGTAAACAAGGCTCGTCCAGTCTGGACGTCTGGACTGGTATTACATTCAAAAGCATTGCTAATTACCCTTGAATCTCTCAGAGCTATGTTCCTATCTGCAGGAACACGAGTGCCAGCTTTGATAGAGTCCAGTGGACGAGCAGCAACAATGTGGTTTAGATCAGTTGCGACGCGCGCCGTCGCTTATATTCTGTCACGAGGTGATCGGAAATGAGGTTTCTCAATATGTTTGGTATACGAAAGGGCTTAACTATCGGATTTAATGTCGAGATACGTGATCGCGTTACGGGGAAACTCCTTCATCGTGGGCACAATATTGTTACGACTGCAGGTCGTAGTGCACTTGTGGACCTGCTGCAGGATCATACTGCCGTAGCCGAGTTTGCATACATCGCTATTGGTACAGGTGCAGGTGTGGAATCGCCGGATGACGAGGCGTTAACAACAGAAATCGACCGCGTATTAGCGACTCAAGGAGAACCTATTGGGCAGCCTACGGTGTATCAGCTAACTGCTACATGGACCAATAATACTGCAAGTACACAAGGAATAACGGAAATTGGAATCTTAAATGATGACGTAGCTGGAACATTATTGGCACGTGAGACTTTTGCTGTGCTTAATATACCGCCTGATGGACAGATTGATATTACTTGGACAATGCCTCTTACTGCAGCATAATTATGTTATATACTGCGTGATAATATCATGCCAATAGTTGGAAAAAAGATAAAGGATCCAGATGAAGTTATTATCGCTGGACGTTGGGGAATTGATTGGATCCCTGATTTGGTTGAATATGAAAAAATAACGCATGTTGATATGCAGATGTTAGATGAAAGTGGCACTGATTGCAAAAGTGATATGTTATCAGATATAACTATTATAGAAGATCGTTATACAACTGCAACTGTTAAGAAAGGAGAATCAGGTGCTACTTATCGGTGGATACATCGTGTAACAACATCCGCAGGTAACATATTGGAAGATTACATTGCGGTAGTTGTTATATCAAATGAATCACTATGTTAAATATAGAACGTTCATATCAACAACTTACCGTTATTTGTGACGCAGAAGAGTTATCTGTTGTGTTTATGGATAGAAGAACGCTTGATGTTGATATTAATGATAGCGTTGATTTAGGTATTGATACAAAATCTAAATTGCTCAATGTTTCTACTATTGAGGTATATTAATGTCTATAGTATATCCAATTTCATCATTGCCGGTTATAGAAGACTTGAAAGTAAAGCAAGCCAAGACTTTTTATAAGTCCTATGCGTTACAATTAAATGACGCAGAATGGGACTTATCTAATGGCACAATTCACTTTAAAGTGCAATCTGCATATAGTGATAATACACCTCTTATTACACTATCTCTTGATGATACAAAGATGGATGATGCCCTAAAGGGTCAATTTACAATTCAATTGACTCCAGAACAAACAAATAAAACACCTGGACAATATTTGTATGAAATTAGGTTGGTTATAGCAGAAGGTGATTCTCTATTTCCAAATGGGTTAGATATCATTCTGTACGAAGGAAAGTTTGTTATAACAGATACGATTTTTGGTGCAATAATATAGCATGGAGAGATATGACCAATGAAATCATACTTTAGCCAGTATATTGTGGATTCCTTACGTAAACTTATTGATAATTTATTTATTGATGAAAAAGATAAGGAGTTATTCCTTCAACGACAACTTAATGGTATGACAGTATATGGTGAAGATAATTTCTTGACGCCAGAAGGAGATCAAAACTCTTGGAAAGGAGAGCAAGAAGTTAGCGATGAAATTATAGATGCAATTAATATAACAAACTTATGTATGTTAAGAAGTGGGTATAGATCTGCTATTGGGGCAATACTAGGGCATTTGTCACATATCTATAGCTTATTACATAATAGATTCCATCCATATGTAGTTTACATCGCTCATCCTTATAGTGATAACAGGGATCAAAGGATAAAAGAAGTTAGAGATATTGCGTTGCAAGTTTTCAAGCGTGGACATATTCCTATTGTATCGCATTTAATGTATCATAACTTTGATGTATATGACAAGTCTCTAGATTATAATATATTTTTAGAAGCAGACTTATCTTTAATAATGATTAGTGACGTTTTACTGTTGAGTAGACCTAGTCCAGGTGCAAATATTGAGTTTTTGCATGCATTAAATATACACAAACCAATTATTCATTCTATAGATGAATTACCAGAAAGAAAATGGACAACGATAATGATGAGCAAGTATTCCCAGACGAAGAGAAACTCGTAAGGTTTAATACTTTGATAGATTTATTTGCCCGCGGTTTGACTTATGACGAGATTTTGCAAGAAACCGCGAGGCTTGGTATTTCTGTTAGTCGTACTCAGCTTTATGCATTTAAAACCAGTCACAAAGACAAAATATTGAATTATATACGAGATAACGCAAATGTACTATTATCTTCTATTCCTATAGCACTCAAACCATTACGAATACAGAGACTTAATGCTATATGTGAAAAATTAGAGGAAGGTATTATGACTTCCTGTGATGATAAATCTTATCGTCAAGCTGCAGCGCTCACAGATACATTATTGAAAGCTTATAGATTAGTTGCAGAAGAAACAAATGATATTACCAAGGTCTCAAAGGGCATGAATATGTATGTTGCTATTCTGCAAAATGCTCCTTCACATCTGCGTGAAGAGATTGTTAGTAGATTGCAAGAATTGAAAAATCTTATGGCTTCATCAAACATGCCTGCGTTGTCCGAGGCGATAGATGCTACTTTTGTAGAAGAGAATTCAATGCCATTGGATAAAGTTGATAATGGTTGATACAAGATATATATGTTCTCAATGCGTTAAAATAGCAATTCATTGCCGTGATATTTGATGGCAAGTAATAATAACGAAGATTTTCTATCATTACTTTCAAATAATACAGAACGTGTTGCCGATGAGTTATCTCAAATAGAAGAAGCCATTGATGCATACAAAGTATTAATGGCTAGGGATGATATTTGTGCGTTTGCAGAGTATGTCATGGTTGATGAATACGGTAAATTATGGTCTGTACCACAACATCAACGCGAATGGTTTTCTTTATTAGATAGTTCAATCAATAGACTATTACTAATCGCACCGCGTGGACATGCAAAATCAACAACTGTATTAGCGTATATTCTTTATGCTATTGGAAAAAATCCCAATATATCAATTAAGTATGTTTGTGGCGATGATGATTTGGCAATTGATATGTTGCAGATGGTTAAAGACAATATAAAGAATAACAAACGCTATCAAAAAGTTTTTCCACATGTTAAACCAGCGGATGAAGGAGAATGGACCAAACATAAAATCTTTATAGAACGTCCTGCTTCTCTGGGGCTAAAAGACGCTACAATACAAGCCTTTGGAGTTACTGCCTCAGGTACTGGTGGAAGAGCGCATATTATTATCTTCGACGATATTATCGATTCACGTAGTGCAATTATTTCTCCATCACTCTTACAGAAAATAGAACACCTTGTTTCTTTTGATTGGCTTAATTTACTGTTTCCTGGTGGTAGAGCAATAATGATTGGTACGTTTTGGTCTTTTGATCCGCCAGATATATATGTAAAATATGCTAGAAAAGCACATGATATTACAAATGTATCGCATAAAGATATAAGAACATATGAGAAAAATCCAAGCCAATGGTTTCTTTGGAAGCGTCCAGCAATTTACAATAATGAACCAATATGGCCAGAAAAGTGGCCTCAAGAGGCGTTGGAAGCTAAAAAGAAAGAAAATGTATTAGCGTTTATGCAACAGTTTTTGTTGGAAGGAGCTATTGGTAAAACTGAGTATTTTTCTGAAGAGAACATAAGTAAGTGTTTGCGTAATGATATTGCATTGGGGGAAGGATACGATAAAGACTGGCCACGTTATGTTGGTGTAGATCCAGCTTCTTCCCTAAGGAGATCTTCGTCTTTTAGTTCTATTTTTCTTATTGCAGTTAGTCCAGATGGAGTTAAAATTCCAATCAATATCTGGAGAGAAAAGCTACGTCCAGAACAAGTTGCAAATTTAATCATAGACATATATAATAATTATAAACCTAATATAATATTAGTAGAAAATAATGGTTATCAGACAGCGTTGGAAGATTTGATACGTGTGTTAGCACGAGAACGTGGAATGAATGATATGCAACTTCCGTTGGCTGGTAAGTTTACAGGATCACAGAAATGGTCCCCAGATGTTGGATTGCCACAATTACATATAGAGATGGCTTCTGGCAAATGGATTATTCCCTTTGCGGGTGATCATACTCTGCCTGGACATTCATGTGTTGTTTGCAATTGGTTGAAAGAAATGCGTGAATTCCCTTTTGGAGATACGACTGATATTATCATGAGTATGTGGTTGGCAAATACAGCGGCTTCTGATATGGGTGTTTTTACTGATATACCAGTTATAGGTTATAAGGCTACTAAAAATCTTCGGTTTTAAACGTAAAAACTGTATATAGGTGACACTATTGTGGCCCCGAATAGAAGATTAGGATTGAGACAACGAATACATAAAGCCTGGCAAGCTTTGTTTTCCTCTTCTGGAGAGGAGTATGGGCCTAAAAGTACAGAAGGCCCTTTGTATAATAATCTTGCTGTGCCTTGGGTGCGGTTTGACCAACGCAAAAAGCTTTGGATTGATTTAATGGATATGGATGAGCAGGATTCTATACCAGCACGGGCGTTGGATATTATTACGAGATTTGCCGTTATATTCCCTGATGAAGAATTGCAAGGATTTAAGTTGGATGCTCCACCAAATGAATTGGACATTTTAGAACCGCTTGCTGTGTTGTTCCAGGAAAACTCGTTTGAATGGGCTCGCTGTATGGTACATTGGGGAAGTCACTTTATTGAGATAATTACTGATGATGATTTCAATATTGTTCGATTAAAGCCATTCCCTTATCCCTATCAAATACAAATCAACACTGATGAATATGGTAACTTGCGACATGATGATCCAGATAAAGTAATGAAGAATAATAAAATGTACGTGGCTGCGTATGAACAATATAATGATAATCAACAACTATTAGCGGCATTTTATCCATATCAAATACTTCACCTTGGTTTTGGGGTTACACATGGTAAAGTGTATTACGAGCCTATTCTTGCCTGTGTTACGGGTGTTTGGAAGCGATTAAGAGCTAAGGAAGACGGGTTAGCGATTGCAAGATTGGCGCGAGCTTTCCCACAACGCATACATAAAATACCTGTACCTATTGGGGCTACTGCAGAACAAACATGGAATAAAATATCTGAGTATAGAAATTCTATGAACGTTGATACGTTGGTAGGATATGATAGTACAAACACAAGATTTAGACTGGTAGAAAGGCAAGCACCAACGGCTGTTGATACTGATTATTATATCACGAGATTGTATACTCCTGATGGTAGTCGAATTGTAGATGGAGATATTGAGAATCTTGATGCGTCAAATCCCTATCTAGAGAATTTGGATGACATATATCTCGACTTGCGGCGTGTAATTTGTGCGTTGCAAACGCCCATGACTTATCTTAATATGCGAGTTGGGCAAAAGTCATTCATTGATAAGTCAACAGAAGGAGAAGAAGAATCCTTCGCTTATCTAATTAAGCATGTACAACATGCTTATCTTAAAGGGGTACGGCAAGTATTTGATTTGCAATTATTGTTGCATGGGATTAATCCATTGACTGCAAAATATACATTAATACCGCCAAGAATTAGCCCTTCAGAATCACAAAAATCATCACGAATTGACAATCTTCGTGCACAAACTGCTTTAATGTGGGCAAAGTTAGGATTGCCTCCAGAAGTTATTGGTTCTCAAATTCTGAATCTTAGCAGTGCTCAAATAGCAGCTTGGATGAAAAAAACAGGCGGTAAAATATCTCAAAAAGAACTTGACAATTGGATAGAATTTGCTAAAATGCAAATGTCAAACGATAACGAAAATATTAATATTGAAAATGGTGAACTTGAATATTATGCCACACAAAACGAAGAAGAAAAGTAAGGATAGTAAGAAAAAAGGTAAGTGCAAGTTTCATTCGTAATATTTTAAGTGTAAGATTGGCAACTGGTGAATAATAATGCCATATCCTAATTTCCATAGTTGTACTTTAAGGCCGATTCCTAGTGGCGCGAAAGTCCGATATAAGAAACGCGCCCAACGCATTAATGGGAAATGGGTTGATCATATTTATGCTATATCTAGCCCTAAGAAGTCTTTTTTGGCTTCTGTAAGATTCCCAAGAGTAGAAGGATGGGCTGGTACTGTTGCTACCAAGCAAGCCCGTAGTTGGTGTAGACGAAATAAAGGGCGATTTGAACCGATGGTTAAACCAAAGAAGGACGCCCTTTTTTCATTAGAGCAATGCAATAGACTGCATGAAGTAGCTCACCAGGTTGCTGATATGGAACTGCACAATCTTGCACTTAAATTAATGCGAATAATCGGAATGGAACATATTGCTGTTGATGAGTTAGATGCCCAAACCATTAATCAAGACAATCCTAATAGGAATAAAGTATGGGAGATGCTGCCTGATGCTATGTGCCTTAAGGAGAATTATATATTACATGTAGGTTCTTCTGTTGAGCACGAGAAGTATAATGATATTGATATTCTAATTGATGATGTAGAGATAGATGGAATTATTGCGTCAAATATTAAGGCAGCAGTGCAAGGATCTAATGTTGATATTATTTACGATGAATATGGACCTAATGAAAAGTATGCGTCATTGTATGATTTATGGGCCATTAAACGCGATCCTATTACTATTGAAGAACCTCACGGTGTAATTGAACTTGGTACGTTTACTAAGATTGGTCCATTGAGAGAAACTGGAGTATATAAATTCCCTATCGTTGCTCAGCGTCTTATTGATGGCGTTAAGTATCAAATTCATAAAAATGGGTTAGATCTTATTGTGTTTAATAATCAAGGGAATGTTGTTGAGAATTTATCTAATTTTCCCTTTGCAGCGGATATTATGGAAATGGAAGATATGAATACTTGCGTGATTGAGGGGGTTTTTGATGGTATTGTGTTTTGGGTCTATGATATATTGCTTTATAATGATTCACAAACGTATCTGAATAGCTTGAACGATAGATTATCGTTGATTATGAGCCATGAATATCCGGAGTCTATACAGCCACTTCCTTATAAAGTAATACAAACACCAGATAAGCTCAGTACGTTAAAGAACGGCAAGTGGATCCTTAGATGGATAGGAGAGAAGCTCAACTTAGGTGCTCCTTTTTGGTTTGTATATTCAGCAGGTGATATAAGACCTGGACAAGTAATACCAGATCAAAATGGATTACAAATACATAATAATGGAACGTCTATTTTCATATTTAAGGATTCACAGCCGTTGAATTTGGCCAATACCGAAGAATATCAACCAATTGTGTCTGCTTTGTCTAATATTAATGATACGTTTATAATGGTTGCTAAGTATAATCCTAAGAGCAATACACTGGGCATTATAGATATCAAGTATTATGGGAATAAGCAGCTCGATGATGATGATAGTAAGCTTGCATGTTATAATGAAATAGCTAAGAATATATCAGGCGATATGATCGTTACAAATAAGGTTTCTGGAAAGATTATGAAAGATGATGTAAACGCTGAATCGTTAGAAGATACAGAAACTAAGACAGAAAGTGATAAAACAACTGCTATGGGAGATACTAGAGACTGGTATATTATCAATGGGCAAAAAATAGAGCAAGATGAAAATCCTTGTTTGTCTTATATATACGATAATGTGAATGGTGAAAATAAATGTGCGTTATATCTCAACGCACCAAATACATCATATTACATTGGACTTTTAATTGATAAAACTAATGGCAACTTCTGGGAAGATAATATCGAAGCTTGTGCTTGTACTTTAATGCCTGCAGTTGAGATAGATCAACTTGATACAACTAATGCACGAGTAGTACAATCTGTCCTGGGATTTCAAAAGAATGATATGCATGAATTCTTCTTAATACCAGATGCTTCGGATAATCAAAGTATTGCTGGTAGGTATGTTATTGATTTGTCTCGTGAAAAATGGTATTTACGTAAGCCGTCCAAACAAACACCATATATTTTACAACATACAAAAGACGAGATAGAAAGCAAAATAAAAAGAAGTAGCAACATATCTTTTGTCTCCTACAATGCATTGGCGTGTGAAAGCTTGAGTAAAACACGTATAGGTGATAAAGTCCTACCATTAAACTGGAGTGAATATATTGATGAACACGATGATTGGACTTGGGAATGGTGAATAAAGTGACTTTAAAGGAACTTTTAGATTTGAAGGATATTAAACAACGTGATTTGCTTAATATCTTGGAAAAGAATTTAGCCGAGATACTTTATGAACGCAAAAAGGAAGTTATTGAAAAAGCATTGTGTGATGCAGGTTTGGATTGTGAGGAGTGCAAGAGAGCTGCTAAAATTGCCGTTGTGCGATTTATTGAAAATATGTTATAATAAGTGAAACAAAATTATGTTCGCCGTAGTTCAACGGAGAACTTAAACGCCTGTAAACATAGAGTGGCTTGATTATATGGAACGAAAGCCAATTTCTATCAAACAGGAATCAGACACGGGATTAATAATTCCGATTGTTCTGAGAATAAAAACATGCAAGATAATAAGGTTAAAAATTATAAGTATGTGTGTTCAAACTGCAAGTATGAGACTAAGTATCCAAATGCTACATTGATATGTCCTAGATGTGGTGAAAAGCTTAAAAAGCAGGAAGATAATTCTACTGATAATGAATCTTTAAACGTAAACGATCCTGAACTAATGACGTTAATGCAGCATTTGGATGATACAGACGAAGATGATATTGATAGATATACAGATGTGTTGATTGAGCTTAATGCTTTAAAGGATAAAACAACTAATCAAAACAGAGCAACTGAGATTAACTTGTTAACAGAGGAAATACGAGACAAGCTTGAAAATATTGTATCTTGTAATCGTGAATTTATTCAGGATACATTTGCTGGTTCAATCAATATCATTGACGATAAATATGTAGAGAACGAATCTGGCGTTGAACGTGTGAGATTCAGCGCAATAGTTGGACAAGTAGACACAATCAACAAGAATAATAGATTGTATCCTAAGGAAGAGATTCTAGCAAACATTCCTACTGTACAAAAGCTTATGAAGGCTGGGATGTTTCATGGTCTACTTGATCATCCTGGATTTTTAAGTAGTGCGTTAGCACGCGATATTGCAGTTTTATATGATAAAGTCATGCTAAAAGGCAATGACATATACCTTGAAGGTCAAACAACGTTAAATGAAGCTGGCCGCACAGTTGTTGACCTTTTAAAATCTGGAGTAGGATTAGAGTGGTCTTTACGGGGATGGGGAAATGTAGAAACATCAGTAACTGATGAAGGTATCGAATACGATACTATAAAGAATTATATTTGGGATTCTGTAGACATTGTAACAAGAGGTGCTGCAGATACTCGAATTGTATCTTTTGAAAACCAGAATAACGATAATATTGAGGATTCTCAACGAGTAATTATGGAAAATCGAGAAACTCAACCAAAGGAAGTAAAGGAAACTACGGAAGTGCAGCAGGTTCCAAATCTTGATGAAATTAAGGCAGCGGTTGCTGAACAGGCGGCTAAGGCTGCAGAAGCACAGGCTGTTGAAATTACAAAGCAAATCTTAGAAGCTCGTGACTTGGCGGAGTATAAGGCTAAGAAGTTAGCTGGTATTGATGAGTCAATACGTACTCCAATTGAAAGGGCTTTTGAGCATGCAGATAGTAAGGAAGCTGTTGACAAGGTAATGGAGGATTTCTCTCCATTAGTTAACAAGGTTCTTAAGTCTCAGAATATGCCAACTGGTATTGGCATTATTACAGAAGAGACTCGTCGAAAGGGCTATGTTGAGAAGTGGATTGTAGGCGATAATGTTCTAGATCGTCCAGAGACCGCAGAAGAGGCGTTTGCACAGTTAATTGACACGTATCCTGTAGGTAAGAATGCTACAGATTCTGCCGACTGGAATAATCCGCGTAATGTATGGCGGCAGGTACTGGTCAATGAACGCAGGGAACATCCTGAGTACTTCCATGCGGTCACTCGTCAGGGTATTCTAGAGACTGCTACAACCACTACAGCATTAGGTACTACTCTGCCAACAGTATTGCCTATGCTGCGTCAGTTGTTCCCGCAGCTTGTGCCGTTTGAGATTAGCTCAGTTCAGCCTTTATCTGCTCCAACTGGTCGTGTTTACACACAGAGCTTTAAGACATCAGGTGGTGTTGATTTGTCTGATAGCTCAACGTTTGATAGCACATGGGCAGATCATACAGAGGGTGAGACAAAGGCACAGATAACGCTTGAGATGGATTATGAGGATGTAAGTGCCACCAGCAAGGCTATTTACTATGATATCACTAGCGAGCTGCGTCAGGATATGAAGGCATTGTTTGATCTTGACGCTGAAAGTGAACTCATTAGAGCTGCTGCTGATGAAATAGTACGTGAGATCAACTATCAATTCCTTGAGATGCTTCGTGTTGGTGCAAGTAACAATGTCAATTATGGCACTGTTGCACCAACTGGATATACATCGGATAAGGATTGGTATGATTTGCTGGGGGCGCATATTGAGAAGGCCAGTTCTTTGATTGCAGAGTCGGCGTATATTCCTGGCGATTGGATGGTTGTTGGACCAGGGGCAGCTCCGATTCTGCGTTCTTTGAATGGCTTTGCAGTGTTACCAGCTGAAGATCAAACGCAGTTCGGTATTGGGCTGAAGCGTATTGGGCAGTTGGATGAACAGTGGCGTGTTTACCGCGCTGAATGGTTCTCTCGCAATACCATTCTCGTTGGTTTCAAGCCACCTTCGTGGGAGAAGACCGGTGCTGTTTATGCACCATATGTGCCGCTTTATATATCCCCGGAGGCTTATACTCCAAGTACCAACACGACACAGCGCTCAGTAAGTACTCGTGCTGCGATGAAGGTCCTTCGAGGAGGGTGCTTCGCAACTGTAACAGTACAGCCTGGCACAACTGGAGTAGCTCCATTCTAATGAATGGATAACTTAAAACTAAATATGAATGCAATCAATACTGGGTCTTCTTTGATAGAGGACCCAGTATTTTTCTTATGTAATATTAACGTTAGACTTGCATAAATTTATTGGGTATAATATAATTTAGTAAACTGAATTGTTGTAGAGGTAGGATATGACAAAAATACCTGTAAAATTACGATTGCCGTGTAGTTCATTAACTGGCTATGGAAAGATTTCATTGGCGTTAATTAAGGGGCTTTTACAATCTAAATTCATAGATCCTGAGTTTTGGGCTTTATATAATCATATTAATGATTCGTTTCCTGAGGAATATCGTTCACTTATAAATACTCAACACAACGTCAAGAATTATGGCATATTAATAGGAGTGCCGTCTTGTCTTTCTCATTTGTCAACAAGATACAGAGTTGGGTATTTTATGTATGAAGCAAGTGATATTCCATTTGCGTGGCAAACAGATGTTAGAAAGGCGAATGAAATATGGGTTCCAAGCCAATATTGTGCGATGGTATTTGGTTCATATAATTCAGATGTTAAGGTTGTACACTTAGGATGCGATAGTGATGCGTTTTATGATAACAAATTGTCCATAGAAAGCAAAAGATTGTTCTTGAATAAGTATTTTAATGACGTTGATTTTAGGAAGTTTGACTATATTGTTGGTAGTGCAGGAGTTATGTCATATAGAAAGGGGGTTGATTTATTATTAAAAGGCTTTCTTGCAGCCTTTGGTAATGATGATAAAGTTGCTCTTGTGATTAAATCTAGGGACACACGATGGATGCCGCAAATCGATCATGACAATATTTTTGTTATAGATACCGCATTCAAAGAAAGTGAAATGGCTGACTTTTATAGGGCACTTGATTTGTTTGTATTGCCTTCTAGAGGAGAGGGCTTTGGTATGCCTCCAATAGAGGCAGCTATGTGTGGCACGCCTGCATTGACAACTAGATATAGTGGACCAGCAGAATATATTGATGATAAGAACATTTGGGGTATAGATATTCTAGGAGAAGAAAAAGTCGTTAAAATGCAAATGGCAGTTACTAATGCTTTATGGGCTAAAATAGATATAGATAACCTTATTGACAAATTAAGATTTTTGCGCGATAATAGACCATGTATTAAGCGATCTTTTAAGTATTGGAGTTATCATTCAATGGTAAGACGATTTGAGGATGCAATTAAGCTTTCTTATTATAAATTAATGCATAAATAAGAACATGTTAAAAGAAACAATTATCAATAGAATAAGAGCACGTACGGGTGTTACCGAGTCGCAAATCACGGATGATGATTTGGGTACAATTATATCATCTGCGCTAGATGAGTATGTATTGTACAAACCCAACGTAAATCTTACTACTAGTACTCAATGTATTGTTACTGTTAAGGATCAACCAGATTATGCGTTCCCAGCTGATGCTCTATGGATTATTAATGTTTTCTGGGCTCCAATGGATAATTTTTCTCGTGATCTTTACAAAGAGTTAATTTCTGAACAATTTGATGAAGACCATTTAGTGGACCTATTAATTCAATATAATAAGCTGGCAAAGATACGGCAATACTTTAGCGGAACTTGGAAAGTAATCAATAACAAAATTTGGCTTATTCCATCACCTAACACAGATGGTGAAAAAGTAGCTGTATTGTATGCCACCCAAAAAACGCTTGTCGATTTATCTAGCATTACTGATCATTTATTTGAGGACTTAGTAGTAGGTATGACGTTTGAAAGACGGGGCTTTGATCTGATTCAATCAAGTGGTTGGAGAGCAGGAGCCTATTCAGTTAGTAGTCAAACTGGACAGGCTTTTATTAAGAAGGCAGAGGATATGCTTAAAGACGTGAGGGTACGATTAGCAATGAATTATGTAGGCGTTCGAGATTTCCCGCATGAATCTAGATTCTAATAAGTGTTTATACAATCATGCAACCATTACCGAATTCAATAACTATAGAACGTAGAAGATGGACTGAAAATAGACAAAGCGAACGTTTTGAAAGGTGGGAAACTATTGCTACCGGGGTTCCTGCATTAATTAGTCCTGCTGCTGCTAATATAGAGATAATTCCCGGTGGACCTTTAGAGAATTTAAGTGATACAATATTTCTAGAAGCTGGAACAAACGTTGAATATCAAGATAGATTAATTGATGAAGATACTAATGAGGTTTGGTTGGTTGTACGTCCACCAAGAAGTTATAAAAATCCTGTAACATGGGAAGAGGATCATATAGAAGTAGCTGTTGTTAATCAGAAAATAGCTGATAATTCATAAAACGCATAACAAAAGCAGGCGACGTTGAATGTTAAATACGATTGTTTGTTTTACATCTTCAGTCATAAGAACATTTTTCCCAAGTACTGCAGCAATTGCAATACAATCATTGTTTTCTGTCATAATGACGGCATTTATAATGTATTATTCTGAAGCTCCAAAAGCATTACAAAGTGTATGGAAATGTGTGTTAATACTTGCTACTTTAGATATTATAACTGGTAGTATGTATGCTTTTTTGAAGGGGAAATTTAAAACTGGTATATTTACAGTTAGTGGATTGAAAAGATTCGTTGGGTATGTAGTTGTACTTGGTATGGCAGCTGCAGCAGATGGCATATTACAACAACCATATACTACAGGACTTTTGGCAGCTTTTTATATAGCTGCTAACGAAGCTGCTTCTATTATAGAAAATTGTAATAAGATGAAAATACCAATACCTAAGTTTCTAGTTGATTTTGTCGCTGTATTACGTAGTAAATATGATGATGATACTATAGAAGACGTAAATAATAATGACGAATGTGAGGGAAAATGAAATCATCTACTCTTGTAGATTGTGAAGATCAAATCATCGAAAGAATACTTTACTACACTGATTGGGAAGGATGTAGTAAAGCTCCTCATATTGTTAACATTAGAGATAAGCATGAAGGCGATCCTATACATTGGGTATTAGACGAAACTGGTATCAAATATCCTGCAGTATTAGCAGAGCATATGTCTACTATATCATCTGGCAAACTTGGGCATCAACGCCCGATTAGAATTGTTGTACGGCTATATTATATTATAAGATTTGCAGAATATTCATACCCACATACGGAAGTTCGGCAGCAGCTCGGTAGAATTATAGAAAATATAGAAGCAAGTAATCGCCTTGGTCTTTCTTGGGTTTCAGATTTAAACTGGGGAGATAAAACTACTGATAATGAACTATCAAATTATATGCGTAAAATGGGAGAGGATTATTTAAGTTCTTCTGTACCGTTCACTGCTGAACTATATTATGTTTAGAATTAATATAGATACTAACGTGCCACGTGGATGGGTAGAATACTATAATCTATATTGTAGTAGGATATTATATGTGCGAAAAGGCAGACTTAATTTGGATACTATTCAGTTGATTGGTATTATCATTGAAGGCTTTATTCATTCTCATCTTGCTAGTGGTGTGATTTCATGGCAGGAAGAATGGGATTATTATGCTCGCAACATTGGACAGGGCATGTATGGTGCTGGAACCCCAGAGCCTCCTCAGCCAGATTGGTTAATTAATCCTTTAGAGAACCTTGGTGGTGTTGATACAAGTATTGCTAAAAATGCCTCTGGCGGTCCACGTTTCCTTGAAAGTTTAAGAACTCTTCCACCAGTTAGACGAAGCGGAACAATTACTTTTACAACGACTACAGAAGCCAAAATGACTCCGTATCCTAAAGAATTAAATCAAGCACCTGGTATGCTAGCTGGTATAATTGGAGCAGCAATGGAATTGCCAGAAATGCCAATAATGCATTATTTTAGGCATGGATGGATGTATCCTGGAGGTAAACCTAGAATGCGTCCACGTCTTGGGGCTCCTGGCCAGGAAGTTGCTAGATTTATATTAACACAAAACAAACTAGATCTTGCTTATCCGAATATATTACGAGACTTGATTTTTGTAGAAGATAATGCAATCAACAGGGAAATTGATTGATTGGAGGTAACAAATTGAAAATATTCATACCTGGTAATACAATTGCGTTTCCTATTTCACGTGATAATGAGATTATGGGGTATTCACTCTTAGAAGGTGGAGAGCCTCTTTTGTTGAATGATGAGATATCAAGTGCGTTAATGTCTTCTACGGAAAATCATAAGGAAGAAGATATTATGCCACGCCCTCTTCACAAAGATATAGAAAGTCTATTGATATTATTCCCAGGAGGAATAGGTGATGTTCTCAATATTAAAGCATGTATTGAACACATGATTCGATGCAAGTTTTATCCTAAATTGCGACATATAGGCTTTGTTTCTTCATTACATGATAAGCCATTGCTTATAGATGGCACAGCAGAAACTGCTAATATGCTTGTATACAATTGCCCAATTTTTCTTAGAAAGGCTAATTTCTATGATGCTTGGATTGCGTTTGGGACGTTGGAACGACAAAGCTTGGAAAGAGAATTAGAGGATACTTTTAGCGAATATCTTGGAATTGAATCTCCTAAGAAACCTGCAACATTAATTCCTAATAAATTAACACAAGAAGTAATGAATGAATATATTGTTGATAATAATAGAATAAAAGTTGGCATTGGCATTTATTCTGCATCACATTATCGTTCCTGGCATCCAGCTACTGCTGTATTGACCGCAATGGGATTATCTGAACTAGGCTGTGATTCTTACATATTGGGATCTTCAACGCAAAGATTGCAGTTTACACAAAATAACGAAAGAGTACCTCCTCCAGATCACATATATGATATGTCTGGTTATATGTGTAATAATGAAGAATTAGTTGCATTTGCGTCTTTAATGGATATAATTATATCTGCAGATACGGCGTTAATGCATATTGGAGGATGTTTGGGTAAACCAACGCTTGGGCTTTTTGGTCTTACTAATGGAAAATACCGCACATCATATTATCCAACAGTAGATTATATACAGGGTGAAGCTGATTGTGCACCTTGCCTTTCTATCGCTAATTTGCCTGATTGCAATGAAAAAATGTGTAAGGCTATAATGAGTATTAATCCAGAAGAAATAATTGCAAAATGCCAGCAATTATTATATGATATTAGTGGAATTAAAATTGGCACGTGAAGTTGGTGAAACTTATGGTTGAAAACAATTACTATAATCTTATTGAGCAGTTGCGAGCAGAATTGAAAAAGCATAATAGCTGTTGTGATTTTATTATATCGTCAAGTACTGATGGTAAAATTATCATAAAAGTGATAGATAAAGATGGTAACGTAGAAGAGAAAAATATAGAGGTTGTGATAAAAAACAATAATGGAAAAGAACTATTGCAGGAATAAAAATGCGTTAATTTACCTAACTTATAATTCTTCTAGACATATCATAAGTAATTTGCCTTCTTTGGTATCTTCTGCAGGTCAAGTGTTTTCTATTATAGCAATAGATAACTGTTCACAAGATGATAGTGTATTGCTCTTGCAAAATATGGATATTCAACCATTGGTAATGGATAAAAATATTGGCTTTACTGCAGCCATAAACATTGGACTAAGTTTAGTTCCACAATCTTATGAATGGATATTTATCGTCAATCCTGATATTTTACCTTTGTCTGACAATTGGATGTTGCGTTTAACGCATGGTTTACCAGATGAATGTGGGATAGTTGGTGCAAGATTGCTATGTGGTGATTTAGTAGTACATGGAGGAGGGCAAATCCTTCAGAATCCAGTTCTTAGTATTGTGCGTGTTCCGTACGAAATAGCAACCAAAACGCTATGGGTTAATGAGGCTGTTGGAGCTACCAAAGTAACCCATAGAGTAGGTCATCCTATGCATTTCACAGAACCAGCTATTGTTCCATGGGTAACGTTTGCAGTTGTCGGAATACGTAGAAAGATGTTAGATGATGTTGGATTGCTTAACGAAGAGTATTGGCTATATAGTTCAGATGTTGCATTTTGCTTTGAAGCATGGTATCATGATTGGGAAGTTTGGTATCAACCCGTAGCCTTTAGCCATGAAACTGGAGGCAATATGAAAACTGCCCCCAAAGAGGTTCATGAACGCGGCCAGCATGATACTCGATTATGGCTAAAGCGCGAAGATGAAATGATAGCTAGATTGCAATCTAGGATTAATCAGTCCTAAGTACACCATATGGGAGCACTTACAGGTAGGTTAATTAATCAAGATATCACTATTATGTCAATTAGTGGTACTTCTGTTCTTGCGTTGTTTACAGAAGCCTCAATAGAAATATCAGTTGATGAAATTGATGTTTCTGCGGCGAAGGATGTATGGAAACAGCGTGAGTTCGGCCAACGCGATTGGAGAATGACTTGTACTAAGCTCATCAGTGGCAGTTCCGATTTTGTGGACATGGTTTTGAGTTCTCAACCAGTAGTTGTGTCGACAAATATTGGTGGAGTGTCATTTACTGGTACGGGTATTGTGACTGGAGTGCCACTCAATGCGGGAGATCCGCAGAATGAGCAAATTACAGTTGTTAGCGCTGGTGGAGCACCAACAATTGCATAATCTAAGTGATGTGGAAAGTGGGGATAGAACGCTATAGTTTTATCCCCACTATTCTACAACATTGATACCTAAATATACATATAAAGAGGTCTTTTAAAATGGCAAGTAAGAACAAGTCAAATAATAATCAATCTACTGTTGCAGTTCCTGAAACCATTGAAGAATTTAAGTCAAAAGTTAGAGAGAGACAAAGCAAGCGTATAGAACGTGCTGTTCCTTATACCTTGCCAGATAGCGGAATATCTGTCTTGATTGCACCTGCTGTTGGCGAGGAATTTTATAACAAACTGTTGAGTATAAATATCAACAGTATAAGTAGTGGCGTTATTAATTGCGATCTTGAGTTCTTGAAACTTTTAGTGAAGGTTTGCGTTGTTAAGCCTCCATTAGACGATGAGGCAATAAATTTATTGATTGATACGAATGTATCTGAATTTCAAGAACTCGCTAATATGTGCTTTACTATAAGTACTGCAAATCCTGAACAATCTGCACAAGAGATTTTTGGTGAAGTGAATACCGAGGTACAAGAAGCTTTTTTAAAAGATATAGGTGGTTCTGGGAATACTTAGAAGCATGCATTGAACACTTAGGTAAGTTACCGAGTCAATTGGATCATACTCCAGCACAAAAAGTTGAATTATTGACGTTCCATAGAATGAAAAAGAAAATGGAACTTGTATGTAATGATTGCTATGAAAAATGGGAGAATTCACCTAAAGAATGCTTTTACTGTGGTAGAATGTATACAAATAAACATGGAATTCTAAGAGATGATGATCCTATTTTACAAGAAACAAAGAATCCTGTAATAGAAGCGGCAAGAGGAGGAAACGTCAATTTAGGAAGTGATGTTGCGGCAATTGGTTCTGCATTGAAAATGTTATCAACTAATACTAGTAAAGCCAAGAAAGAAGAAGAAGTCAATGCTTGGAAACTATGGGAACAACGCTGTAAGGAAAAAGGCATTATAAGTTAAATGGCTAATAAGCCAGGCGTAATGATATGCCATTTGAGGATCAAGTAGTAACACGATTTACTGCTGATGGCAGACAATTATTAAGTACGCTCAATGCGATACGTAATAATATCAATTCTACTTTTGGCGCTATTAATCGCCAAATGCAAAATAGTTCTACTTCTACTGCGAGAGCCTCAAGATCCTTAAGGAGTATGGATGCAGCAAGTCAAACCACTGCAAATCACATGTTGCGGTTGGGTGAGGCGTTCAAAACTGTTGAGCAAGTTACTGGGCAGATGAGCAATAGTTTCCGTAGGAGCTCAATGAGCATTCAAACTGGCATAGCTTCTTTGGACTTGTTAGCATTACGATTAGATAGGGCTTCAATGTTGATGTGGAAGTTTACCATTGCTGCTATTCCTTTACGTACATTGGCGTTTCAAACGGGTGCTGTAGCGGCAGCTTTTGGTTTATTTACTAAAAGCGTTGCAATGTCTGGTGCTGAATTGGAGAAAGCTCGTCGTCAATTTGAAGTTATGACGGGTTCTCAAGAAAAAGCCACACGTATTGTAGAATATCTGCGTGCACAGGCTCCTCTTATACGGTATACAATTTCAGAAGTTGTAGAAGCAGGTCGTATTCTTACTGTTGCAGGATATGATGTAGAGAAGTTGTTGTATCCAATGGCGGATTTAGCGTCTGGTGTTGGACAAGCTGGAGTGACGATAGAACATGCTGCTCGTGCGTTTGTTGATGCTATGCATGGAGAATTCCGCAGACTTCGTAATACTTTTGATATTACAAAAGACGAAGTAGAAGCCTTTGCACATGGAGCAATAAATGCACAAGGACAAGTTGTTGACAAAACAAAGCTGCAATTTGGCATTTTGATGGCAATTCAGCAGAAGTACGGCGATGCTAACAAAGCCGCAATGTCTTCTCTTATTGGTCTGCTGAGTAATCTCTCCGATAGTATATTAAGAGTTGCCCAATCAATCGGCGAAAAAATGATCCCTATGGTTTCGCCGTTAATTAATTGGGTAAGTGCGTTTTTTGATAGGTTAGGTAAGATAGCAGAACATCCATTTTGGGGGAAGATTATAGCTGGAGGAGCGTTACTTGTTACTTTTGCTGCGATATTTTCCACTGTAGCTGCAGTTATTGCTATGACGATTATCCAATTAATGGGTTTGGTCGCTGGTTGGAGAGTTTGGCAACATGTGTCTACAGAAGGATCTGGTCAAATCCTTGAAGCACAGCGCCAAATAATGGCAGTAATGGAAAAGATGGGAGAAATAGAGGCAAATATGGCTATGCAATCATTGCCTCTATTGCGCGCTAGATTGGAAGTTGCTCGTGAGGAAT